GCCGAGTCAAATAAAAGTAGATGAAATTAAAAACGTTGCAGGTCAATATAAGATCAAGACTGATACTTTTGAAGGTCAGACGACTGTAAATGCGGTCAATATAGCAGTAGGAGCCTCTACAAATCACGATTTGCAAACTAGCATAGCTAAAACTATATTACATTTAAATTCATTAGCAAGTAATACATTATCAGAAACTTTAAATGTTTCTAGTGTCGATGACGACGGAACAGGCGACTTTGGAATACATTTTTCTAATAATTTCAATACTGCAAATTATATTATGACACACTCAGTAAATGACGGTGGAGCAAGTACAGCGCAGTTCGCAACTGATATAACGTACGGTACAAACACTACTGCAACGACTGATATTGAAAATCATTATGTAACAGCAGGAGATAATAGAACAAATGCAGATAGTTATGGCATAATGCTTGCATTTTTTGGAGACATCGCATGAGTACAATAGTAGGAACAAATATTGAAGTTACAAATATTAAGTTTGACTCTGATACGACCTCTATGATTATATCAAATGCTGGTCAGGTTACGATACAAGGCGAAGGTACCAACACAACTAGCTTACAACAAGGTATTGCCAAAGTTTTTTGTTGTAATAATGGCGCTGGAACAATTTATTCTAGTCAAAGTATGAATGTTAGCGGTACTACTGATAATGGATCTGCTGATATAACTATAAGTTATACAAATAGTTTTTCAAGTGCATACCATACTTGGGGTTGGACAGGTGGATATGATGGAGGAAACAGTGACGCTTCGTGTAGAAAAAGAGAAACTACCTCAGACACTGGAAACTTAAGATACATAACTTGCTATGCAGGAACATTGTATGAATGGGTAGAGCAATCGAGTACTATGCACGGAGGATTGGCATGAGTACATTAGTTATAGATACTATACAAGGTAAGACAACTGCAGGTTCTATTACCGTTCGTGGTGAAGGTTCGAATAATACAAACTTACAGCAAGGGCTGTGTAAGGCTTGGGCTTGTAATGAACAAACTGGTACTAATAGTGTCTTAGATAGTTTCAATCAGGCTAGTATTACAGACATAGGTAACGGTCAACATAGTGGAACTAGAATTAATAATATGTCAAGTGTAAATTGGTCTGTCGGTTTTTTAACTTCTGCTGATAACGCAGATAATGCTTATTCTATGGTTCATATGGGAATGAGAACTGGAAGTGGTACTTTACTAGACAAATCAACTAGTGTAGTAAGTGCTTATGCTAAAAATTCTAGTCACAGCGGAGTTGATCTTGGTAATGTAGGTTATCAAATATTTGGAGATTTAGCATGACAATTGAAACACCTGAATTTCAAGGAACACATTTATGGAATAGATTACACTGGGCTAAAGATAATTTAGACGGTGTACAAAGCGATTATAGAGTAGTATGGGAAGATCCGGAAGAACCGGACGCACCTGCAAAAGTTACGGTGCCAGATCCAAACTGGTTGGCATGCGCTTTACAAGGCGGTATACTTCCGCCAGTAGAAGTTTATTGGGCTTTGGCAGAAGACGAGGCGAAACCAGATTTTAAGAAACATACTCGAGGTTATCTACTACATAATACGAAACCAGTTGATAAGATGACTGAAGAGCAAGCAATTGAATACTTAATAATGAAAGACATACCACAAAGAGTGTGGAGAAACTATGATAAGGCTAATCGTAAAAGACTAGTAATTTGTAAGAAAGAAAATCTACCAAGTCATAGAACGTGGCGTAACGCTTGGAAGATTAACCAAGAAGTAGCATAAGGAGATAAAAATGACTACAATGATTCAAGATAAAGACGGTAAGACCGCTGCTGCACCGTCAACCATGCCTTCTGATAGACACTTTAGAGATGCATGGGTCTTTAGTGAAGATGCAAGTGCGATATCTGAAGACTTAACCGCAGCAAAAGTAATATTTAAAAATAAGATAAGAGAAGTAAGAGCACCATTACTTGAAGCTGAAGACGTTGTATACATGAAAGCTTTAGAAGCTGATGATGCGACAGCAAAAGCGGCAAGTGTAGCTAAGAAGAAAAAACTTAGAGATGCTCCAGCTGCAGCGGCAATAACAAATGCAATTAATATTACAGCATTAAAAGCTGCATGGGATGAGGATGTTCTAGGTACAAGTCCTTATAAATAGAATAAAAGGATTTTAAAATGGCAACTCCTACATCAAGAACTACTCTTATTGAGTATTGTAAAAGGCGTCTCGGTGATCCGGTTATCGAAATAAATGTCGATGACGATCAAGTGGAAGATCGTGTCGATGAAGCGCTACAATATTATCAAGAGTTTCATTCGGATGCTACGGTAAGAACTTACTTGAAACACCAGATAACAGCCACGGATATAGCTAATGAGTTCATCACGTTATCTAGTAATATTTTATTTGTTTCTAAAATGTTTCCACTAGAGAGTTCGTTTAATCAGTCACGAAATTTTTTCGACATTAAATATCAAATGATGCTTAATGATATTGCTGATTTAATGAACTTTGCTGGAGACCTAGCATATTATGAGCAAATGCAGCAATACTTATCTCTATTAGACATGAAGCTCAATGGTCATCCGCAAGTTCAGTTTGCAAGAAGACAAAATAGACTGTATATATTTGGAGACTTTGCTGATGGAGATATAAAAGAAGGCGATTTTATAGTCGCTGAAGTTTACACTATAATAGATCCAGCAACGCACACTTCAGTATTTAATGACATGTTTGTCAAAGAATATACAACTGCTTTAATTAAACAGCAATGGGGTATGAATCTAATTAAATTTGAAGGTATGCAATTGCCCGGAGGAGTCGTCTTAAATGGAAGACAAATATATGATGATGCGACTGCTGAAATAGCAACTCTCAGAGAAAATTTAAGATCAGAGCATGAATTCATGCCAGACTTTTTCGTAGGATGACATGGCTACTAACTTATATTTCAGTCAAAAGGTAAGATCAGAACAGCACCTTTATGAAGACATTGTCATAGAGTCTTTAAAGATGTATGGCCAAGACGTGTTTTACTTACCAAGAGATATAGTAAATGAAGACACCATACTTAGCGATGACGTCGTTTCCAGTTTTAATTCATCACATGTAATTGAAATGTATATCGAGAACGCCGAAGGATTTGAAGGTGAAGGAGATTTATTTACACGTTTTGGCGTAGAAATAAGAGATGAAGCAACGTTTGTAGTTGCAAGAAAAAGATGGGAACAAACCATACAAAGGTATGATAACGAGATAACGAGCACTAGACCGTCTGAAGGCGACTTAATATATTTACCAATGTCTAAATCTTTGTTTCAGATATCTCACGTAGAACACGAGCAACCATTTTACCAACTTAGTAATTTACCAGTTTACAAGATGAGATGTCAGTTATTCGAGTACGCTGGAGAAGATTTGGATACTGGTATCGACACTATCGATGATATTGAAAAGAAATACGCTTACAGGTATATACTTTCTTTATCAAACTTAAGAGACAGCGCTCAAATGTCAGCAACTTTAAACTCTGGTCAGCTGGCTACTGTTACTATAACTGATAGTGGTAATAATTATTTTGTTGCTCCTACTGTTTCGATTATTGATGCCAGTGGAGTTGGTGCTGTGGTAACACCAACAGTTGATAGTAATAATGGTAAGGTTAATGGATTAACTATAACAAACCCTGGTTCTGGATATACCAACCCGTCGTTTAAGTTTACAGAGCCAGCACCTAACGTGTTTAAGGTTGGTGAAACTATTACAAGCCCAAGTGGTGACACGCTAATGAGAGCAGAAGTCGCTAAGTATTCAGATTCGGATGACAAGATTCATCTTATACATGCTGGCGCTGATGATGGTAAATTTCATAATTTTGCAGTTGGAAAGAAAGTCATTGGACTTACTTCTGGAGCGGGTGGCGTGATAAGTCTCGTAGTAGAAGATAATCGAGTATCTGAAAACGAGCAAAATACAGATTTTTCAACAGGCGCAGACTTCATTGACTTCAGCGAGTCTAACCCATTTGGCGATGTGAGTAATAACTAATGTTTGGCGGTCATTTCTATCATTCAAAAACTAAAAAAGCAGTAGCTCTATTTGGTAGACTATTTAATAATCTATACGTGATACGAAAGAATTCTAGTGGTGCAGTAATAAGCCAAGTAAAAGTACCGTTATCATATGCTCCTAAAAATAAGTTTTTAGAAAGAATACGAGAAAACCCTAGTTTGATAGATGATACACAGGTTGCTGTTAAACTTCCAAGAATGTCTTTTGAGATTACTTCAATAACGTATGACGCACAAAGACAACTTGCAAAAGTTGGAAATTTTACTTCAACTTCTTCTGATGGAAGTACTAATAAAAGACAGAAATTTTTTAATCCAGTTCCGTATTCTATAAATTTTCAGTTAAATGCGTACGCTAAATCTCAAGACGACGCTTTGCAAATAGTAGAACAGATACTTCCTACGTTCAACCCTCAGTACGCTTTAACAATAAAACCATTTGCAACAGAGTTTCCTTCATTTAAAGAAGACATACAAGTCATAATACAAAGTGTGGCTTTTTCTGATGATTTTGAAGGAGCGCTGGAACAAAGAAGAACTATAATATACAGTTTGGACTTTGAGATGAAGTTAAGTTATCATGGTCCAATTGCAGATCAAAGTATTATCAGAACAAGTACAGCGAAATTATTTGATATTAAAGCTGGACTTAAAGATTCTGATATTGGTCTGGAAACTATTCAAGTCACGCCTAATCCAACTTCTGTAATTGGATTAGCTGATAGCGATTTTGGATTTACTACAACAATACTAGATAGTGCGAGTTAAAAATGTTTGAATATAAATGTAAACTAATTAAAGTAATCGACGGTGATACTATAGATGTCGATATCGATTTAGGATTCGGAGTTTGGCTAAGAAAACAAAGAGTAAGATTATATGGTATTGACACTCCAGAATCTAGGACAAGAGATTTAGAAGAAAAGAAATATGGACTTGCTGCAAAAGAGTTTTTAGTAAAATGGACCGGCGCCGGTGAACTAAAAATTAAAACTCATAAAGATGAAAGAGGCAAGTTTGGCAGAATACTCGGAGAGATATGGACTTTTGATACCAATATAAATGACAAGATGGTATACGAGCATCATGCAGTCGCGTATCATGGACAATCAAAAAAAGAAATTCAAGAAGCGCACATAAAGAATCGCTCACTAGTTAAAATATGAATAAAGATATAGAAAAATTTCTTCCACCAGAAGAAAAAAATGTTGATAATGATTACAAGTATTCTCGAGATACTTACTACGAGCTCGTGGAAAAAGGTAAAGAGAGTCTTGAATTGATGATTGAAGTGGCTAGGGAAAGTGAACACCCTAGAGCTTTTGAAGTATTGTCGGGAATGATTAAAAATATTTCTGATGTTAATGATAGATTAATGGACCTAAACAAAAAGAAAAAAGATTTAGATAAAAAAGAAGAAATTCAAAAGATCGCTAATACAACTAATAATCTTTTTGTAGGGTCAACTGCTGAACTTCAAAAGATATTAAAGAATGAATCAGGAATGGTAGATGTCACGCCAAAACCTAAATCAAAATTATCTAGGTAATCCAAATATAAAAAAAGATGGGGTAACCCAAAATTGGACTGAGAAGGAAGTGCGTGAATATGCTTTATGCATGAAAGATCCAGTATACTTTATAGAAAAATATGCAAAGATAATTTCTTTAGATAAAGGTTTAGTACCTTTTTACTTATATCCATATCAAAAAGAAATGTTTAAGCAGTTTGGAAAAAACAGATTTAATGTAGTGCTTGCGTGTAGACAATCCGGCAAGTCTATATCAGCTTGTGGCTATTTACTTTGGTTTGCATTATTTCAACCAGAAAAATCTATTGCTATACTCGCTAACAAAGGTGCCACCGCAAGAGAAATGCTTGCTAGAATAACTATTATGTTAGAAAATATACCGTTCTTCTTACAACCCGGTGTTAAAGCGCTAAACAAATCTAACATTGATTTTAGTAACAATAGTAGGATAATAGCGGCAGCAACTACCGGACAATCAATACGAGGTTTATCGATTAACTTATTATATTTAGATGAGTTTGCTTTTGTTGAACGAGCAGCAGAATTTTACACTTCAACATATCCTGTGATTTCATCTGGTACAGATACTAAGATTATCGTCACGTCAACTGCAAATGGTATCGGTAATACCTTTCATAAGATATGGGAAGGTTCAATACAAGGAGTTAACGAGTACAGTAACTTTAGAGTTGACTGGCATGACGTACCTGGGAGAGACGAAAAGTGGAAAGAAGAAACTATAAACAACACTTCACAGATTCAGTTTGATCAAGAGTTTGGTAATACATTTTTTGGAACTGGTAACACCTTAATAAACGCTCAAACTCTTTTAGATTTAAGAGCATCACAGCCGGTTAAAATTATGGAAAATGGAGACATGCTCATATATAAAGAGACTGTAAAGAACCACGATTACGTGTTAGTTGCAGATGTAAGCAAGGGAAGAGGACAGGACTATTCATCTTTTTCTTTAATCGATATTAGCACAAGACCTTTTGAACAGGTAGCTGTTTATCGCAACAACACTATCTCTCCATTGCT